GGAAAATAGGGGGATAATCTTGGGCGACTTTCCCCCGATGACTTTTTAACGAAGATCGTACAGCCAACATTCCATGTGGCCCCCACTCTCACGTTTACGGGCGTGAGGGGTCTGTTCAATCAGGCCAGCATCTACGGCCTGCCTCACTGTCCCACAAATACTTTCGCTACTTTTTTTAAACAACCGCGCCAAATCTCTGCTGGTCATTGGGCCGTGCTTTCGCAGAGCATTCAAAATTGGCTCGAACGCGCTGGTATTTGTTTTGCTGGGCGATGATTTTGGCATATCGCACGGCAAAGTGGGTCGCAGTGGCTTGCCACGCAACTCTCCCGTGGTTCTAATAATTTTTGTCTGGCTGCGCTCAAACTCCAGCATCTTCTGGCCTAGCTTCTCTTCATTCATCTGTTTTCTCCCTCAAATGTGATAATCGTTGCGTCTCAATTCCCTAACGTATCGGTCAAGTTCCTCCTGTGCCGACCACAAATTCTGCTTTGTATTTGGTAGTGGATCAGATTTATATGCGGCGTCCTGACAGCGATCAACTACACCCCTCAAAAACTTTAATTCAGCGTTCTGCGCTGGTGTTAGTGCCTCCATTTATTTCTCCCTCTGTTTTAACGTTATCTCCAGATGTTCGGCGTAGGCCGATTTTCGTTCTTTATCGTACTGCTTTTCCAGCAGTAGCTTTCGCAGGCGTATGTTTTCCTCACAAACACGCTCATATTCTTCCCGGTTAATCATGCCCTTTAAACTCCATTTAACCACCAAAAAACTCCAGCACTTGTTTTGACGCATCGCCAGCGCCCTTTCCCACAATCACAGTATCCCCCACCGATTCCAAATAACTAATGATTTTTTTCTGATCGGGGGAAATTCTGCCACCCTTGACCCTCTTCATTTCGACCCACAGATTGCAGGAGGGGATATAAAGATCGGGTATTCCTCTGGTCACACCCTCAGCCTTCAGACGTGTCGCCACGCTGATAGACCGCTTCTCCCCATTCGGGATCGCAAAGATTAAAACTTTCGGATACCTCGCCCGAAACCAGTTTATAAATCCCACCTGCTCTGAATGCTCAGAATGGGATGTCTTCAAGACTAAAATCTGCGAACGGCCCTTCTTGCGCCTCATATTTTCTCTCCACCTGTGTGTAATCAAACTGAACAACCTCAAAATATTTAGGATCGTATGTGCTTGGCTTGATCTTAATTCTGCTAGGCTGGACCCACCACTGACACTCGTTTAGCGCCTCGTCGGTTGTGTCGGCACCAGACATTAACAACCCCCGCCGCGCCTGATACTTGCTGGCCGCATAGCCCCCGTGATCGGGGCAGAGCCATTCGTTAACTGATAGCAGCCCAGCGTAGTATGTGACCTTGACCGAATCAGGCTTCCCCTCCTTGCGGTGGCGATGATAAATAACGCTATCAACATCGACCCATTCGTCCTTCACTTGCCCCGACAACATGGCCCCAGAATAGCTGTTTGAATTGTGGTTCAAAGTGGGTGGCGGGAATTGATGGCCGCACACATGGCATTGCAACGCCGCTGCAAAGCACATGGCTTGGCAAGCCTCGCACATTTTCACGGGTGCCGTACCCTCGCCTGCCCCTGCCGACTTATCCTTGGGTTTTACCCTATCAAAAAATCCGTGACGCTGAACATTGGCTCCGAAATCACAGACCAGACAATCCTTCTTGCCTTCGGCCACCCTCGTACCCCTCCCAATCATCTGGATATAGAGTCCACAACTCGCGGTTGCTCTGCACAAACAAACAACGTCCACGGCAGGGTGATCAAATCCAGTGGTTAAGACGTTAACATTAATCAGGCATTTAAGTTCGCCGCTTTTGAAATCGGCAATCGTTTGCTCCCGCACGGCGCTGCTGTCGTTACCTGTTACCACGCCGACATCAATGTCGTGCGCCTCAAATTCAGCCTTCAGCATGAACGCGTGATTTACGCCGCTGCTAAACACCAGCCAGCTTTTGCGATCCGCGCTCAGTTCCACAATCTCAGCAACCGTCTTCCGCACCAGTTCGGGATCAGACGCAGCCGTGGCAAGGTCGCTCTCAATAAACTCGCCGCCCCGTTTTTTTACGTTGGTCAGATCGATCTGGTTCAGACCGCCTTTGCTAATGACAGGCGACAGGTAGCCCTGCTCCATCAGCATCGACACAGGGATGTCATGAGCGATGCCATCGAACAGAGCGGATGCACCTTTGTGGAGATAGCCACTGTCCAATCGATAGGGTGTGGCTGTCAGGCCCACCACTTTTGTCGCGGGGTTACACACCTTCAGATCGGCAATAAACCTGTTGTATCGCGTCTCAGTATTTTTGGGCAGCATGTGCGCCTCATCGATCAGAATAAGGTCTGGCGCAGGAATGATGTCATAGGCGCGTTCCCAGACCGACTGGATGCCAGCAAATGTGATGGGGCGGTCTAAGACCTTCTGTTTCAGCCCTGCACTGTAGACCCCGAAATCAGCCTCTGGATACAATTCCAGCAGGCCATTGGCCCCCTGCTCCAAAAGCTCTTTGACGTGGGTAACAATCATCACACGGGTGCCAGAAAATGACATGGCGTCCTTTACGATCTGCGCTATGATGGCTGTCTTGCCCGATCCCGTTGGGGCCACGATCAATGGATTATCGCCTGACTTACTTGCCCAATAGTTGTACAAGCCATCGACGGCTTCTTTCTGATAATCGCGTAATTCAAAGGTCATGGGAAACTCTTTTTTCCGCTTGTAGCCTTGCAGCCACTGCCTCGTTCATTGTTAAAAACGTACCAAGATTAGTTTTTCTGCCATCAATATTCATCGACGCCCTCCACTTCCCTTTGTCTTTTAAAAAGCTAACGCCCTTGACGCCTGATGTGTTGGCCTTGCTGACGCCAGTGTTCGCAGACTGCTCACGCGCCGTGACCTCTCGCAAATTTACTATCCTGTTATCGCAGCCATCTCTGTTAATGTGATCCACAGAGTTAGGCCAAATAGGATAGTGGCCGTGATGCAGAAAAAAGGCCACGCGATGCGCCAGTAAATTCTTATCCCTTCCTTTATAGGAAAGGCTTCCAGTCAAATAATGACACGTTGATCGACCCGTTTTTAATCTGCGATTTAGGGATAATCGTCCACTGCGCTCTTTGTTATATTTAGCCGCAGCACCCGCAGCACTAACAAACGAACTGCCCTCGCCAGTGTCGTAAAAATCTTCCTCTGATCGATCCTGTGCGTAAATCAGTCCAGCCTCTGGATCATAGAGAAACAAACGCCGCATCAATTCCAAATCTTCCCACCAGTTTTTCATCACGAAAACCTCTCCCTCAATTTTGCGCTATTGTCTTGGTTGCGAATGACGCCATGTGGCGTCTGATACTCCACGAAATCATCGCCAGCGTCTATGATCTCCCAATCGCTTGGAACCATAAACGGATTAAACAGGTGGCCCCCCGCGCCCTCCTTGCGGCTCCAAGTGCCGTCCCTCTCTGGGGTGCTGTGTGCGTCTGTTCTGGCATTAACCTCTGGCAGTTCACCGCCGTGGCAAATCGGAATATAATTGCAAAACCGACAGGCAAACTTTGACGGGTCGTGGCTGATTTTGCTGGGTGGCTTTTCATCAAAGATAATATTGCTGGCCTTGCTAATCAACATCTCACCCTCGGCCCGATCCCGCTGAATCCGCTCTGCGTAAATCTCATCGTTATTTTTATTCACAGCAAAAAAATAGCAACGATCAATGTCAGCCAAATGCATCCCGACCTGGCACTGCGCCCAGTAAACGGGCTTGCTAATTCGGACTCCCTTCATCTTTGTTTTGGAAAAGCTCTTATCGTTCATCGTTTTAAATTCCAAAGTGTGCGGCTCTTTGCTCTCAGGAAAGCCAACGCCAATTCCATCTAAGCTCAATCCAAAGTGACCCCCGCAGGCCGTGTAATTTATCTGCTTGCCTGTCTCTGGATCGACCTCCCAGACCTCGACCCCAATTGCCCGAAGGTTTGCCACGATCCGCTCTTCCTCGCGGTCACCCGTTTCAAACAGGCGCAGCATACGCCCCTCAAAGCTCTGCGTACTTGCGTGTCGAAACTGATACCAGAGCGCCCGACTGCACGGGTTGCCTATCTGGCTCCCCCCCAGATGCGGCCTGTGGCCGTTATCGCGGCTGGCCTCATAGTGTTCGTAAATCTTCTGCACTGTCGTAGGCTGCATGTATTTTTCAAGGTTCATTTAAAACATTTCCCCTTGGTCAATATCGCTAGGTTTCCAAGTAATATCACAAAGTTGGTAGCTCTGGACAAACTCGGAAAACTTGGCTTTATGAAATTTTCCTGATGGAGTAATCTGTTTTAAATCTTCGACAGACATACGCATTTGCTCTCCCTCATGCTCAATAATCAACCCACCCTCACGAATTGCATCTTTGAGTTCATAATCTCTGACAGAGACAAATTTACCCAACCAAAGTTTCCTCACAAGTTTATGTTTCATCTTGGCTCCTCTCTATTTGTAAAATGGGGCAGCAAAAGCCGCCCCATCGCAAAATAGATTACCGCTTCCAAGGTGGCGCTGCCGCCGCCTGTGGAGCCGCCGCAGGGGCCGCTGTGGCAGCGCCGTTGGTTTTTGCACCTGAGTAGCCCTTGATCTCATTGCTGGCGCTGTACTGTCCATCTGCGGCCTTAACTGCCAGCTTCACCAGCAGAGGCTTGTCGTGCAGTTCGCTGCTGTCGCGGGGCGTCATAACGCCTGTGGCGTGGCAAATCGCAGACAGAGTGCGCTGTGCTATGTCCACTGCAATCTGGTTCGGATTGTTGAGGTTCAATCGATCTATCAATTTGCGGCCAGCGTACTGGCCCTCGACAATCTCCAGACCAAGCTGAAGATACGAGCCAGTCATAGCCTTAGTCGGCTTCTCCTCGCTCTCGACAATTACTGCCGAATAGTTTCCCGCTGGTAGCGGCTCATATGTTGCGGCTGGTTCAATAGCCGCTGCGTTAAATCCGTTCAGTTCCATGTGAGTTTTCCTTCTCTACTCTGCTACAAAATCTGCAAATGGGTTGCGGTCAAACGTGAAGGCCAGAGGCTCACTAATGTTAAACCGATTTTTCGTCACGCTCGACGCCTGCGGGTGGCAGATGATCTCTCGCTCCCCCGTCGAAATCGCACGTTTTTTGTCGCCATCACCGCCACGAACAAATGTTTTCAGCCTGATCATGCCCACCATATCGACATTGTCAGTGTAATGAGGGATCGACTTCTTGTGCATCCGCACGGTGTATCGTGCGTAGCTTTCTTGATCTGGCAGGTCGAGCATCTCAGTATCGGCGTGGCCGATGAAGACTATGTTGAGTCCTTTTTCGTAGGCGAGTGATCCCGCCCATTCCCTGATCTGCCTGTGCCTTTCAGCCGCTGTGCTGTAGCCAGCGCCGTAACCGCCGCCAGCTTGATTGATGCTTTTTGCCTTTGGATCAGCAGCCACAATCTCTGCCTCGACCATCGTCGCAAGCTGGGTGATCGAATCAATCACCAAGGTTTTGTGGTCGTGCTTCTGGGTGGCAAGCGCCTCAATCGCGTCCAGCACGTCCTGTGTGGACGTTGCCAATGGAAACAGGTTGACGTTATCATTACCTGCAAGGCTGGCTGTGCCGTCCTCTGTCCTGATGAAAACAGGGCTGGGAAACATAGCTGCAAGCGTAGTTTTTCCCATGCCACCTTCGCCAAACAGAGTGCAGATGATAGGCCGCTGGCCGCTTGGCTTGCTCAGTGTTTTAAGATCAATCGCCACTGTACATATTCTCCCAACTTTTTCTGTCTGCTGCCAACGATGACATCTCTTTCAAAATTGCCTCTTGAGTTTCAACAACGTGTAAAAAGTCGTATCCGTCATGGACGTAATTGAAGATCAACATTGAATTATTGCCGCCCAAATGTTTATCATCCATGACAAACCGCTCTATCATTTTTACGTGATCTAAATTGACAATAACGGTCTTTGTCTCATCCATAACTTTTTGTCTCAAAGAAATCCAACAAGCCATTACTCAATCCTCCATGCCCGAAAGCTGCCATTGTCCTGCTGTTGACAACGCACCAGCATTCCCATCCGTTTTCCCGTGTTGCGAATTGATGTGGCCTGCGACTGCTCATCAACCACAACGCTGTCTCCAACGTCCATTTTACCCAGCAAATCTTTCCACTTGCCCGACCTGTCCCGCGAGGGTGCCGTCATTGGCACCCCTTTCTCAATTTTAAACATTACCAATCTCCCTTAAATACGAGGGCGAATACCTCGTCCAAAATTTCATCTATGCTGCGGTTCATTTTGTAAACTCCAAGTCTGGGTGGTCGCGCCACCTGTTCAATTTACGCTCTAACCTGAGTTTTGTTGGTCGCCAACTTGCAGAGCCGTCCATCACAACGATAGCGTCCAGAGCAGCAATCAGCATCTCAAGCTCGACATCAGTCAGGCTCATCACACCACCTCAATCTTGACGCCGATCTTGCCAGCTTTTGTTTCAAAGGCAGGCGCGATCTTGGCCCACAACTTTGGCTCATTAGCCAACAAGTAGCGGCAACCAGCGGCATCTGCGCTGATTGTGTGTTTCACAGGGTGTAGGCTAGTTGGAATTTTACGGCTGAGTTTGTCCCAAATAATTGCGTCAACTTTACGGCTGACAGGCTGTGTCAGTGTAACTTTGTGGCCGTCCAATTTGTGGGAGATGCTGCCCTCGTCTTTGGCTTCCAGGGCTGCTGCGATCTGCTCTTCAATCGCGTGGCGCTTTGCTGTCAGCGACTTTTCTTCTGCCTTAATTACCAGCCAATCGGCGGCAAGAATATCGACATTGATATTGTCCATTTCGTTCTCCATTTTTTCATTCACACTTTTTCTACACGCCGATCTTTACTAAACTGTTTTGAGCATGTAAAGCTCTTTTTTGAAATAATGCAAAAATGGAGCGAAAAATGGACGATATGATACCCCTTGAGACCATACGGGACGCCCTGCAAGATCGCAGACTGACCGTTGTCGCACAGAAATCTGGGCTGTCGCACCCCACCGTGAAGGCCGTGCAGCAGGGCAATGAACGAATCAGTTTGAACACTTGGAGAAAATTGTCAGAATATCTCACCGTGTATAAATAGAAGGTCAAAAAAAATGACTAAAGTGGAAGAGTATTGCGAGAAGCTGGGCTGGTATCTAGTTACGATACCCGCTGGCACAAAAGGCCCAACCCGTTTTGGCTGGCAGAAGCCAGAGCAGGCACTGAGCGATCCAGAAACAGCGCGTCTGTATTACGAGCAGAACCCCACCCATAATGTGGGGCTGTTGCATGGGGCGTCTGGAACCTGTGCAGTGGACATCGATCATGTCGAATACACCAAGCTGATCTTTGAAGAACTGGGCATCGATTTCTCAGAGCTAATGCAGTCGGCCCCCCAGATTATTGGGCGCGAAAATCGTGGCAAGTTAATCTTCAAGGCACCGCCCGATTTAATCACCCATAAAATTAGTTGGCCCGTCGAGGGCGATCCGCGCAAGACCGAAGTGGTCTTTGAGCTACGCGCTGGGGCCGTGCAGGATGTGCTGCCGCCATCAATTCACCCAGATACGGGCCGTCCTTACGAGTGGTCTGGTCGTTCAATCTTCGATGGTCTGCCAGAGCTACCGCCGCAACTTTTAACAATCTGGAGGGAGTGGGATAAATTTCGGCCACAGATGCAATCCATATGCCCGTGGCGGCGTGAGCCAGAATTTCAGCCACCGCGCAGGCCAAGACCAAAGGGTGACGGCACCAGCGTGATCGACGCCTTCAACGAGGCGCACGATATGCACAGTTTATTAATCCAGTACGGCTATAAACAAACCGCCAAAGATCGATACCTGTCGCCCAACAGCACGTCCAAGCTGGCAGGCGTCAAAGTATTTGAGGATGGTCGCGCCTTCAGCCACCATGCCAGTGACCCGTTTGATTCGGCCCACAGCTTCGATTGCTTTGAGCTATGGACGCAGTACGAACACACGGGAAACGTCACTAAGGCGGTCAAAGACGCCGCTGCGTTCTTAAACGTGACCAACAATCCAGATTACGAATATGATCAAGAGGCCATTGAGCATGGCGCAAAGGTTGCGGCATCAATTATGTCCAAGCCAGCAGCCAAGGCCGAGCCGCTGGGCAATATCCCAGATCATCTGCTGTCGATCCCCGGTGTCTTGCAGGACGTGGTCAATTATTATTCGATCACCGCCATCAAGCCGCAGCCGCAGTTTGCCGTCCAAGCGGCCATCGCCTTTGGCTCCACAGTAATGGGCAGGCGCTGGGTGACAAACCAGCGGAACTTCTCCAGCTTGTATCTGCTCAACATTGGTGAGACAGGCAGCGGCAAAGAACACAGCAAGACCGTATTGGAGCGGCTGCTGGAAGAGGCTGGACTGGAAGACCTGATAGGGCCAGCGGGGTACACGTCTGGTGCAGGGGTGATGTCCACCCTGACCAAGAAGCCAGTTCACGTCAGCGTGATCGATGAGATGGGCCGTATGCTCAAGTCAGCAGCGGCCACGGGGATGCAGCACAAGGCTGACGCTCTAACCAGTATAATGGAATGCTTCGGGCGCACAGACGGGGTCATGCGGCAGGCTGGATACGCAACCAACACAATGAAGGCGTCTGAGGCCGAAAAGTTGGAGAAGGTGGTGAGGCGTCCATCCCTGACGCTGGTGGGCATGTCCACGCCATCAGAATTTATGAAGGCAATCGGAGGGGGCGATGTGGCGTCTGGGCTGCTGAACAGGTTCCTGATCGTGAAAACCGATATTGGCGTCCAGCTATCGCAGGAAATCACAACGTCTACAATTTCAGAGCGGCTGAAGTCTTGGGCCACTGATCACGCCCACGCCGTTAACGGGACGTTAGACCCCGGCTCCACGCACGATGTGCCGCCATCCCCAATGGAGGTCAGCTTCACACCAGAAGCCAAGGCGATCCTACGGCGCTACGAGGAGCGGCTGGTTGACGCCATTAGGGCAGAGGCAGGCACGGGGCTGGAGGCCATGTACAATCGCTCCAGAGAGATCGCCATGCGCCTGTCACTGATCATTGCCAGGTCAATGGGACAGGAAAGTATTGGCCTGGATGCGATGCAGTGGAGTATCGATTACGTCGAGCATTACGCCACCGAAACCATCAAGATGTTTAAGGCCAATATGGCTGATGGCCCCTTTGATGCAGCCTGCAAGGCAGTGTTTGCCAAGATCGAAGGCGCGGGGCTGGGGGGCATCACTGAGAGCCAGATTACCAGATCGGTAGGGGCATTCGCAAATATGGATCGGCGCAAGCGTGCAGATGTTCTGGACGCTCTGGCGAATGATCGTGGCATAGAGTGCCGAAACTTAAACGAGGGCAAGCGGGGCCGTCCGACGATGGCTTGGTTTGCTCCAAGCATCCAATAGGGGGAGCGAGTTATGAATAATTATGTGCAGGTTATCGCAGGGCTTGTCGTGTTCTACGTCGGGCTGAAGATGTTTGCAGGGGGCATGAAGTCTATGGCCGTGCCTACGCACTTAAACTACTGGCTCGGCCATCCGCTGTGGATGTTTGTAGGCGGAATAGTTTTGACGATGCTGTGGCAATCGTCGTCACTGAGTACAACGGCAATCGTTGCGTTGGTTGCCAGTGGTGTAGTTCCGCTGCCAGCCGCCGTGGGGTTCATTTTAGGCGCAAATATTGGCACCTCCGCCACCGCCCACATCGCCGCCGCTATGGTCAGTGGGGGATATCCAAGCGGTGATGCGATGCGTATCGCCGTAGTGCATACATTAGTAAACTGCCTGATGGCAGCATCACTGCTGCCCTTCGTCCATCACATCGCGAGGCTGGCAAGCAGGCTGGGATGATTAACTGCATGAATTACTGCATCACTAAACATTGGGGTATTTGTCAATGATTTCAACGGGTTATGTATTTTGTGTATTTTCTGCATTTATTGCGACACCTTGGGGGCGTCTATACTCCTCACCCTCCACCCCCCCCCTCATACATAGGTGGGGGTAGGGGGTGGGGGGGGCAGTAATACACTATATATATAATAATAATAATAATAATAATATTATATATATAAACAAGGTACTTAGGGCAGTCTGATTTATTGCATTTACTGATCTGCAATAAATAAGCAAAAAATAAAGTAAATAATTTATCGATGGCCCTTGATATATCCGTAAAAGTATCTTATCTATAATTGTAGAAACAGGGAGAGACGAACATGACCGAGTGGACAACAGCAGAAAAGATCGAAGGCGTAAAAGAGGCCATCGCAGACAGCAAGGCAGAGCTTGCCATCCCAGAATTTGACGGTGGATCATGCCACAAAATTGCCAGCCAAATACTGGCCGAGGCAGAGCGCCAGCTAAAGGCACTCAAAATAGATATGGAGTACGAAGAATTGTTTGGCGACTACACAGGAGTAAATCACCAATGAGCGATCTAGAAGCATTCACGCTGGCGCTGCGCCTATCAGTAACCGCGCCAACAGATGAACTCGCAGAGGGGCCACTGCAAATCGCGCAGGAACTCTCAAGGCGGCTAACCGCCGATCAAGTCAATCAGGCCAAATCAATCATCGAACTGGAGGCAGCACAATGAGTGGCGCAACCGCAGCAGAGTTTAAAAAGTGGGAAGATCACGCCAAGAGCGTGGACTACCACGCCCTCGTATTCATTATAGATGATTGCCGCAATGCGCGGGAAGCCATGAAAGGCTGGAACCCAGTCAAGGAAAACTTCTACGCCGATCAGGGCATGACATACAGCGACGAACTTAGAAGGAGGATCAAATGACTAATTTTAAAATAATCCGCAGTGCCATTCGCACCGCGCAAAACGGCGCTAAAATTCGAGTCAAATTGGGTGGCAGCACGGGCGATAATGCCTTCGCAGATTGCATCAATGATCAGGTCGATGATCTGTGTGCAACATTAGGCGTCAGCCACTTAGACATCAGGTGGGATGACCACAAAGAAATCTTTTTCAGATTGCGTGGCGTTTTTTGGAGGGCAATCGTATGAACCAAGACGATCTCGACACGCTCACAGAGGTGCGCCAAGAAATTAGGCGCATCAATCAAGCCGCAATGAGAACCATCTTCAATCCAGCAGCAACAGAAGCACTGGAGGAATTAATACAGAAAGGAACCAATCAAATAAATCTTGCAGACAGTGAAAAATCTTCTTGAATATATCCAATTAATCGCTATCTGTAGGTCACAATCAAAAAAAGAAAGGAAGTCAAAATGAAGTTAAGCGTCAAGAAACTCTGCAAAGGTAAAACCAAAGCAGAAATTCGTGAACTCGCAATCGAAGAAATTCTTCCATTTGTGAAAAACCGCGAAGAAGCAGTCTACGCATTCGACAAGCTGCAAAAAATATACAACGAAATGTAATGCGAAAGGGGGCGGTAAAAACTGCCCCCTCGTCAAATCAATCAACAGGAAAAAACAATGGAACTTCAAAAAATTCACGGGCTGATAACCAATATCACCCAGCACTACAGCGCATTTGCTGTAGATGCCGAAGGCCAAAACACCTTCATAACCAACAACCTCGCACGGTTCTTGCAACTATCCGTGGGCGATCAAGTGCTAATGGACGTAGTGCCAAATCACCCAGACAAGGCCGAAACCATACCGTACCGAGCAGTCGGCTGCGTAAAGCTCAAGGAAAGCCTGCCAGAGGAAGAGCCACAGGACGAGCCAGAACCAGATAATGGTGTGCTGGAGCAGCTTCTGAACGAGTGGACAGAGATAAAGCAAAACCCGCAGGAAATAATGGGAACAATCAATCTGCTGCTCAAAGATGCCGACACGTATCTCATAACTTCAGAGGTGGTCGCAGCATACCGAGAGGAGCAGCCAGATCAAGCAGATGTCAGCGATAAAGATATCAATAATGCCTGCCACCGCCTCTTCAAGCAGTCAAAAATAGCAAGGGCCGAGGTGTGGGCAAAGCCAGATCAATCAAAGTGTAGCTATAATCTGTGGGCATACGATGCATCACGGTTCACGATATGAGCCTAGAACGCATCGAAGAGTTGGGTCAGATTTTGTCAAAACTTGACCTGACAATACAGCACATGCTGTCATGCAAAATAACGCCCGATGACTTTCCAGACCTCAATGACGCGCTAACCATACTAGAAGAGGCCAGAAAAATGCTGAGAGAAACATACCAAAACGTCAGGACAGAACATGACCAGACAGGCAATTAAACGAGAGCAGTTCACAGTCGATCACCTGACATTTGAACTGACAGACACGACATACGCAGTGATAGCTGGGGAGGCCGTACACGCAAAGGATCGACGCCCACTGTTCACGGGCGTCATCACTAAAGGAACAGCAACAGAGCTACGCAGACTGGCTCACCAGTTTGATGAACGGGAGGATAAATTATGATCGATTGCGATAAAATAAACCTAAATGAATATGCCCTTAAATTAAAACGCGAGGGAAAAACATTTAAGCAAATAGGCGATGAGCTTGGTGTAAGCAGAGAGCGAGCAAGGCAGAGGGTCGCGTGGGCAAGTAGACATGAAGACAAGCTAGAGCGGCATGAAGCTGCCACAACAATGGGCGATCTGTTCATGTCAGAACGAGCAATGAACACAATAAAAAATCTTTCGGCTTTTGATATGACATTTGATGAATTTCTGGACAATGTTAGCCATAAAAAAATGATGTATACACCTAATCTTGGAAAGGTTACCGCCAAAGAAATAATAAATACGCTCAAAGAAAAAAACGTCTCAAAAGAAAAGCTGGCAAAATGGCAAGGGAAAAACAAAAAAATAAAACCATATCAGGCAATCGCAATCACTATCCAAAGCGTCTGCGAAAACCCTGACATTCAACCACATGATCGCAGAAAAGTAATATTTAAAACACTTGAGCCAATGCTAAACGAGATATTTGGAAGCGATTACGAACCATATGAAGAGGGAAAGAAAAATGATCGTTAAATCTTGGCAATTCAGAGGCTACGATTGGAGCCAAGATATGCCAGAATGGCTGAAGCCAGAATGCTCAAAACGTGCGGGAAGCGCACACTTGTGGATACACACGCAGGAAGGTGAGACGGGCGCAGCATCAGGGCAATACATCGCAATCAATATGCGAGGCCACGTCAGCATTCACAACACAAAGCCCGACGGCTGGGGCAAAGAAATTATCGCAGGCGCTGCCTTCGCAACCCTTGTCGCAATTGTCGCCATCGCAATGCTCTCCCTTTAATCGATGGCAATTAACGGGAGTTGACATCAAGCCCCGCCAAGGCGGGGTTTTTTTATCATAAGAACGACAACCCTTTTTTTTAATTTAATTTTGCATTATATAGAAATAACAGGAGGGCCGCATCATGGCGAAAAAAACAACTGAGAAAAAACCAATGGGCAGGCCACCGTTTAAGGTATCAGATGAAGTGTTGGCAAACGCCACACGGTATATGTCGCAGGGTCTAAACGTCGATCAGTGCGCCAGAATGCTGGGCATTAGCAAGTCCACATTGATGCTTCATCAATCCAACAATTCGGACTTATCGGACAGCTTAAAAAGGGGGAGGGTTCAAGGAATTGAGGCCGTGACCAATACGCTGTTCAATAAAGCCGTCGAGGGCGACAACGTCTCAATGCTGTTCTGGCTCAAAAATAGGGGCGAGGGTGAGTGGGTCGAGAAAGTTGTCACCGACAACACAAACAAAAACACAACGCAATTAGACCTTACGAGGATATCCGATGAACAAATCAGTTCACTTGAAGCAGCTTTTGGGCAGCTTGACATTGGAACAGGTGAGAGCGGAGAAATATAAGCGAAGCCTGCATGAGTTTACGAAAGCCGCATGGCCGACGATTGAACCGGGTGTGCCGTTCAAAGATAATTGGCATCTTCAAGCAGTATCTGAACATCTTCAAGCAGTAAAAGAAGGCGAAATTAAGCGCCTGATCATCAACGTGCCGCCACGACACATGAAGTCAATCAGCGTGGCCGTGGCGCTGCCTGCTTGGACTTGGGCCACACAACCATCCAAGAAGTTCCTTTATGCGTCTTACGCCGCCTCCCTGTCGATCAGGGATAGCACCAAGTGCCGAAGGCTGATCGATAGCCCGTGGTACAAGGCGCACTTCGGTGACAAGTTTAAGCTGACCGACGATCAAAACCAGAAACAAAGATTTGAGAATGATCACACAGGCTATAGGATCGCCACCAGTGTCGGGGGCGCTTTGACTGGGGATGGGGGAGATATCATATGTATAGATGACCCTCACAATTCGATAGAAGCAGATAGTTCTAAAGTTAGGGAGGGCGTTCTGGAGTGGTGGGACCAAGCCATGCAGACACGCCTTAACGATCCGCAGACGGGCGCGTTTGTCATCATCATGCAAAGATTGCACGAACAAGACCTCACGGGCCATATACTCGCAAATGAGCTAGGCAATGAGTGGGATCACCTATGCCTGCCTGCCAGATACGAAATCGGCCACCCTACGCAAAACAGATCAAGCCTTGGCTTCACAGACCCCCGCACAGAAGAGGGAGAGCTACTGTGGCCCGACAGGATGGATGAGAATACCCTGACCACCCTAGAGCGGTCTCTCGGCTCATACGCAGCCGCAGGGCAGCTACAGCAGCGGCCAAGCCCCAAGGGCGGTGGTATCCTCAAGTCAAGCTGGTGGGTGCCGTGGGAGCGCGAAGAGCTACCCGAAGTATCTTATGTAATCCAGTCTTGGGATACAGCCTTTGAAACCAAAGAAAGCTCCAGCTACAGCGCCAGAACAACGTGGGGCGTGTTTAAACACAATGGTCACGACTGCCTGATTGTGTTGGATATGTGGTACGATAAAGTTAACTATCCAGAGCTACGCAAGCTGGCGCAGGAGGCATACGATGACTGGGAGCCAGACGCAGTTTTGATAGAGAAGAAGGCCAGCGGAGCAAGCCTTTTGCATGACTTGAGGCAGGCTGGGGTGCCTGTCTTGGCCTACAGCCCAGATCGTGATAAGGTGGCTCGCGCCCACGCATCGTCGGCACTGCTAGAGGACGGCAGAATTTACTACCCGAAACGCAAATGGGCCGAAGATTTGATCTCAATATGTGCCAGTTTTCCAGCGGCAAAAAATGACGATGTCGTTGACACCTGCACCCAAGCGTGGCTAAGACTGCGTAAGGGCTGGTTCTTAGGCCACTCGGCAGACCCAGACGAAGACGATGAACCAGAGACGCAAAGGATAACTCTCTATGGCTGATCCAAATGTAATCCCGTTTGCCGAGGGCGCACCCGCAGATGACCTGATGGTCGAAACCCTTCCAGACGGTGACGTGCTGATCGGTGATCCAGAGCTAGACGATATCGATGAGAGCGACAGCGGCTTTGATGCAAACCTCGCAGAAGAGATCGACGCACGGGAATTATCGGCCAAGGGCGCGGAGCTTGTGTCGTATTACGAAAACGATGAAGCCGCCAGAGATGAATGGAAGACCCGGTACAAGGCTGGCCTTAAAACTCTAGACCCAGACGGGGGCTTAGATGAAAGCGAAGACGAGAGAGCCACCCGTGGCCTGTCCATCGTTGTTCACCCCCTGATCGCAGAAGCGGCAACCCAGTTTAATGCCAAGGCCATTGCAGAGCTTTACCCGTCAGGTGGCCCAATCAAGTCGGTCATCATTGGTCAGCCCGATGAGGAAATCGAAGAGCAGGGCCGCAGGGTCAGAGAATTTATGAACTATCAGATCACAGAGGAAATGCCCGAATACTTTCCCGATCTGGATCAAATGCTGTTTCACCTACCGCTGGTCGGCCAGACGTTTAAAAAGGTGTGGTGGGACGTAAATCTCGACAGGCAGTGCAGCCAGTTCGTCAAGGCCGAAGACTTTTGCGTGGCTCCAGATAGCAAAGACCTCTACACATCCCCACGCTACACCCACATCATCAGAATGCCGAAAAACGAATATAATCGCTACGTTCAAAACGGCTACTACCTCCAGACAATCGATGACGGCAGCGAAGATATCGATCCAGCCGACAGCGTAATTGGCGAAATCGAGGGAGTTGATGAGTACGACACCAGCGATGACGTAATCACACTGCTGGAAATGCACCTCTATGATCTGTTCGACGGCATTGATGGCGAGGAAATGGATGAGGACGATCAGGACGATAACGCTGTCGCCCTGCCGTATTGCATCACAATCGATTACGACAATCAAAAGATCGTGTCGGTCAGGCGCAATTGGCGCGAGGACGATGAGCTAAAGAAACGCCGCGACTGGTTTGTGTCGTACAAGTTCCTGCCGGGTTTAGGCTTTTATGGCTTCGGCCTGTATCACATGATCGGTGGTCTGGGTAAGGCCGCGACAGGATCGCTCCGCGCCCTGCTCGACAGTGCCGCATTCAGCAATATGCAGGGCGGGTTCAAGCTGCGCGGCCGTGTCACTGGCGGCGATCTGCAAGTATCCCCCGGTGAATTTGTCGATCTCGACAGCACCGTCGATGACGTGACGAAGGCCATCATGCCCCTGCCGTTTAAGGAGCCGTCAAGTTCGCTGTTTAATCTGCTGGGCTTTATGGTCGATGCGGGACAACGCTTTGCGTCCACAGCCGATCTAAACGTGGGTGACGTAAATCCCAACGCGCCAGTCGGATCGACGGTGGCCCTGATTGAGCAGGGATCAAAGGCGTTCAGCGCAATTCACAAGCGCCTGCACTACGCGCAGGGCCAAGAATTTAAAATGCTGGCGGCTCTAAACGCAGAAAATCTGCCAGAAGAGTTTACGTTCTCACGGGCTGGCGCAGCCGAAACGATATATGCCGCTGACTTTGATGAGCGCATTGACATCGTGCCTGTATCCGATCCCAACATATTCAGCACCGCCCAGCGCATCGCGCAGGCGCAGGCCGTTCTGCAAATGGCGCAGGCCGCACCGCAGCTTCACGATATGTACCAAGCGTACAAGCGCATGTACGAGGCGATCCGCATTCAGAACATCGATGAAATCTTGAAAAAGCCAGAAGAGGCGGTCCAGATGGACCCCATCGATGAAAACATGTCGGTGATGTATGGCAAGCCAATCCGCGCCTTTATTGAGCAAGACCATGAGGCGCACATCGCGGTGCATATGCAGTTTCTGCAAGACCCATCTTTGGCAGGCAACCCCGGCGCTAAGGCCATGCAGCCGATCTTAATTGCCCACATCGCGGAGCATATCGCGCTGCTGTACCGCCTCAGAATGCAGGCAGGCGTGGCAATGGAACTGCCCCCACTGCCAAACTTCAAAGACCCCGACTTTAAATTTGAGGACGTTGATCCAGAGCAGGATCGCATTATCAGCCAACGGGCCGCAGAAGTGGTTAGGGCCGCACCCCAGATGAAGCAGATCGAAGCCATCAGGGGCGTTGGTCAGCAGGGCCAAGGTCAGGGCAATCCGTTGGAATACGCGCAGCAATTGGCAAAGCTGGAGACCGAGGCCCTCACGGCCAGAACGCAGGCGCAAATTGCTGCCGACCAGGCCAAGGCACAGTCCAACATTCAGATCAAGCAGGCAGAGGCCAAGCAGGATATGCAGATCGAAATGGCAAAGGCGCAGGCCGACTTGCAGGCGAAGGTTACAAAGCTGGAGGCCGAATTGCAGCTTGAGCGAGAGAAGAACGCCGCGAAAATTCAAATGGAGGCAATGAAGAATGTACCCCCCGCGATCCTATAATTTGCCCCCGATAAATCCTGCGGCCTTCGGCGGTCAGCCGACAGAGCAAGCGCAGGGTGCGCGGCCCCCGCCTCCCTCCCAAGGTGGGGGTCAGCAGCCCATAGACATGAATAAGTATTTAATTAATAAAGTGGCGGAGATTCGGCGGCGCATGGGCGCTGGTGACATGGGTGCCTTGACGGCGATATCGGACGCCGCACAGGTTCCAGTACAGCAGCCCCCAACGCAGGGGCCACCCCAACAACAGGAAATGGCGTGATAATTGATGCTAGATATCGGATGGAGTTTTAGAGATGTGCGGTGGATATGGTAACGAAGACAGCAACAAAGATGGTGACGTAAATCTTGCTGATTTCTTCAGAGACATCACAGACGGCGGTGGTGAGGGTCGATCTGGCGCACGGTTTAGCAGTGGCGACACAGGTGGGCTAGACCAGAACCAAGACAATTACATCTCTGAGCAAGAATATATGCGGGGCGAAACGGCATCTAATATCAATGACCGAGAGGGCATCGAAGGTGGTCGTGTCGGCGATGCGTACAATAACTCTAGGAACTTTGTCAGCAACTTCTCAAATAAATTTGGCGCACTGCCACAGGGATCGATAATAACAGAGGCGGCGTTGGGGTCACAATATGGGACTGATATTAAGACCACAGGATTGCCTAATTTCTTGCAGGGCGGTGGCTTTACGGGCGCTGCTATCAGGGGCATTGGAAACGCAATCGGGGGCGCTCAAGATATGGTTATGCAGCCGATCCAAAAATTTATGCCCCAAAGTAATGAAGATATTGATCCAATAGTTGCAGATGCGGCAGCAGTTAACAGCGCCAGTAGCATTTTTAATCGCGACAGGGGCGACATACCAAACGATGTTCTTAGCGCCGCTATAGCAGCAAGATTAAGGCAATACCCACAGCTAAGAAATAGGCCAGCCGCTAATGCTGATGACCCATATTATCAGGATATGAATAATGTTCCTACAGGTTATGCTGTGAGAGATGATAGTTCGGGCAATGTAACAGTCACTTACAGAAACGGTGTAAAAAAGGTGTTTACTAAAGCAGAATTTAACAAAAACTTTAAGATATAAAAACAGGAGAACGACATGAACCCCGACCTTGAACTAATTAAGCAATACGCACAGGCCATACAAGCAACGGGAATGCTGGAAGAAGACACCGTAAATGGCATTACCGCAATGGTTGAGAAGGCACGGCAGCAATTTAACACCGCTGATGAGCAGGGCATTCCGCGAGAAACCCTACAACTTTTGCCCGACGATCAACGCGCAGCAATGCAGGAAGTCCTGATGCAAGTGCAACGGTCTTTTAACGCACGGTCTGAAGGCGAAATGATGAATGCAAGAAGTCAATTGGCGCGGGGTAGAGCGATGCCAGAAGGACTTAACGAGCAAGAACTGAATAATTTTGAAGCGGAAAGGCGAGCAGCAATTCAATCTGATAGAATGAGTGTAAAATCTTCTAGAATGAATCAAGATGGTTCAACGGATATAGTTATGAGTGATGGGTCATTAAAACGTGTTCCAACTAATTTTGGCGAAATGTCAGAAGGCGAAATATCTCCCGACACCATTTATGAAAATATCGATGGATTGGACATTGCGCGGAGACCTACTGCACCAGCAACATCGCTACGCCCAAAACCACGCCCAACAAATCTAGGCACAATGGGCCAGACGCGCCCACAACTACGACCATAAAAGGAGGCCGACATGGCACAGGTAGAAGTCGAAAACATGGAAGACAATGCGGCCCTCTTTATGGCAAAGATGGGCTTCCCACATAATGCAGACGGCCTTGATCTGTCCGACGATCAGTTAATTAACTTCCTGCTGCTGTGCCATCACTCAATGGTTGGAATTGATGGCGAAGATGCCATGTACGAAGACGATTACGCAGACGTTGATGAAGAAATGATGGAAGTGCCAAGCGGCGGCAAAGACATGAAAATCAAGGTTATGAAACTTGATGGCAGTAATGTCCAAGACATGATGAACAAGCTGCTTGGCGGTCACTAATGCCCGTTATGAAGGTCAAGGGCGGCTACCGCTGGGGCAGCAAGGGCAAGGTCTATGCAACCAAGGCCGAAGCAGCCAAGCAGGGCCGTGCCGCCCACGCCGCTGGATACGGCAAAAAGAAAAGGGGCAAGTAGATGGCAGGGCCGTTTAATTTAAATGCTTTATTGAGAGCATCGACAGCAACAGGAAATCCCATTGGCGCTCTTGGCCCCTTGTTCAGTGGCAAAGTACCGGGGGCCAATCCTTCATTCGGGCCGACTGGCCGCATTTCGACCCGTGTTCCAAGAGAAGGAACGCCGAAAACTGGTGGTGACCGACCAAAGTCAGAAGTCTATAGTGGTGGCCTTACAATTGGCAGATCAGCTATGGAAGGTCTTGGAAATTCAAAATACGACATATTAGGCAAAAATATGGAATTTTTGGCGTCTGGTCGGAAAGCGGAAACAGACCCAAAGAAAAACACATATGAAGATTTGGAGACATATTTTCCCGGCTTTAAAGGCATAAGAGGGCTACCAGAGGCAGACGCAGCAGATTTTGTTAGCGCAATGCAGCGAGAAAATCTAAACTGGATCATGGATAAACTGCCTGCTGAGTTTCAAGATCGCGCTAAATATTGGTACGTTGGTGCCAATAGATTTTCTGAAGAGCTTGCAATTAAATACGGTTTACCAAGGCAATCAATGTCTGGCGTATTGGCGGCTCTATCCCCCCAAATGGATTGGTTTAAAAACGCATCTCTTGGTGAGCGTGTTGTCGATGCCGTAATTAACAACCGTGCATTTCCTTGGTCAGAAGAAATGACCAATGTTGCGAAGCGATATCCAACATTTGTGGCGACAGAAAAGGGAAGCCCAAATAAAGGAATTTGGGAAAGCATCAAGGGTAAATCGTATCAAGACCTTGAGACCATAGAGCAAAAAGCAATGTGGGTTAGAGCGTATGACCAAGCCCACAACCCCAGTACATATCGCGCTCTTACGCCAGAAGGCGACATTGGCGACATAATTGGGACGAAAGGTAAGAACACTGCTGCGAGTATTGGCTGGGGCAGCTTTGGCGACATTGGAAAGGCCATTAAATCCATTGAAAGCGGTGGTGATTTTAATATCATATCTGATGCAATGGGCAACAATCATAAAGTCAGAAACTTCTTTAATAATATTGAAGTTCCATTCTCTGACATGGGCGATGTTACAATCGACACACACGCCATTGCGGCTGGTATGATGCGGCCATTGGCTGGCACCGACCAGCTAACGACACAAGGGTTGGGCATGGCTGGGGGGGCATCAAAAGGAACGGGAGCAAAAGGTTTATATGGCTTAACGGCAGATGATTATAGATTTGTTGCAGATCAACGTGGGCTTTTACCAAGAGAAACGCAGTCTATTATTTGGGAGGGCATAAGGGGTCTTTTCAACAATAAAAGCGTTAATTTAAAAACAAAGGTTAATTCTGTTTGGTCTGCTGTTGATCGTGGAGAACTTACGCCAGATCAAGCGCGTGATTTCATCGAAGAATATTCTGGAAAATTCAACACTGGCGTGATTGCCCCAAGAACAAACCGATCAATTGCTGGTGGTAATACCACCATGTTTAGTGTGCCGCTGGCAATAGGTGGCGCTGCGCTAGGCGCATTGCCATCTGAGGATGAACTGCCACCAGAAGAGGACGGTATCTAATGTCACTATATAAAAACATCGCCAACAAGAAGGCTCGGATCAAGGCTGGCTCTGGCGAGACAATGCGAAAAGTGGGTGCCAAGGGCGCACCAGCCAAGGGCGCGTTTAAACGTGCAGCCCTAACCGCGAAAAAACCAAAGAAAAAAGGCAAGAAATAATGGCCGCTGGTATTAAACATTACTTTAAGAACGGCAAAGAGCATACGGGCGCAACACACAAGGACGCCAAGGGCAAGGTCATGTCTGGCGCAAAGCACACGGCGTCCAGTAAGTTCTTAGTCCACATGAAAGACCTGTCGGACACCGCAAAGAAAAAGGCGAAATCAGCATGACAGAACTAAGCAAGGCGCAGCAAAAAATTGCCAAGCAGGCCAAGCCTAAAAGAAAAATAACTGGGGCTGACTTTAAAAAGCTGAAGAAAAAGAAAAAGAAAAAATAATGCCTGACAATTACGCACGGGGGGAAATTGGCGCACTGTCTGGTATCAGAGAGCAATATCCTATGTTCTCTGACATTGAGGTTTCTGATCAACGAAACTCAGGCATTCAGAATGGCCGAAAGTTAGAGTTTACCGAAG